CTAAGTGATAGATGTAATCTACTTTTATATTAAGCATGTTTATACTATATGTTGTGTTACAAAGATACGAAAAAAAGGTGAGACTACCAAATTATTTACCAATTAAATCCATTGGTGTGTTACGAAATATTCTATATGAATCCTCATTAAAGTGTTGAGTACTAACCTCGTATATAGTAGAATTATCATCTATAGCTTGCAGTTGGTGTGGTAATCCTCTTTCTATTGTTACAGAATCTCCTACTTTGATTATTTGTGATATTAATTTACCATCCTCTACATCTAACCAACTGAATATAAAACTACCTTGCTGAACATACCAACTCTCCTTTTTCTTTAAGTGATAATGCATTGAGAACTTATCACCGGTATTATTGAATACTAATAATTTTCCACAATACTCTTCGTTATTGTGAATCCATAATTCGTAACCCCATGCCTTTTCTATTTTAAGGGGTTGTTTAATTTCTACTTCTAATTTCATATTAATTACTTAATGGTGCTTTAATTTTTGGATGTGATTCGTATCCTATTAATTCAAAACAATCGGGTCTATAACTTTTAAGTTTTTCATCTAAAGTTTTTTCACCCAATCTTTCTTTAACCAACTGATGTTGATACCAATTCCTTTCGGTAATTTCCACCGTTGGTAATTCATATGGGGTTCTACTGATTTGTTCTTTTGCTTGTTCGATGTGGTTTTTATATAAATGAACATCGCCTAAGTTTCCAATTAATTCATCAGGTATCATATTCACTTCCTTTGCAATAATTTCTAATAACAATCCATAAGAAGCAATATTAAATGGTAATCCTAAAAATGTATCCACACTTCTTTGATTCCACATTAGTGAGATTGCTCTATATTTTCCAGGATGAACTATCTTTTCTTCTCTTGTCGTTTTTCTCGTATAAAGTTGGAATCCATAATGACACGGAGGTAATACCATTTTGTCTAACTCTCCCACATTCCAAGCGGATACCATTAATCTTCTACTATCTGGATTTGTTTTAAGTTCGTTGATTAGGTTTTGTATTTGGTCGGTATCTTTACTACTCCAATCTTCTTGCCAATACTGACTTGTATCTACACTTTCCCAATTTCTCCATTGCTTACCATAGATTGGTCCTAACTCACCCCATTTTTCAGCAAATGTTTCATCGGTTTTAATTTTGTGTGTGAATTGTTCCTTTGTTAAACAAACATTATCATATGGACCAGAGAATGGTGGATTTTCTTTTAACCATTCTGTTTGATAGTTCTTATAAGCATCACCATCCCAAATGTGACAATCATAATCCAATAGGAATTTAATATTAGTATCACCTCTTAAAAACCATAGGAGTTCTGTTACAATAGAATTCCAATGCATCTTCTTTGTGGTAAGTAATGGAAACCCTTCACTCATTTTATGTCGAAATTGATGCCCGAATTCTGATATAGTGCCCGTTCCGGTTCTATCTTCTTTCTCTACACCAAATTCAATAATATCACTTAATAGTTGTTGATATTTTTTGTCTAAGTTATTCATTATGTAAATGATAGTTTTAATCTTATTAAATCCTCAAATGATGAGGTTGTGTTTTGTTCTATTTGTTTTGTTACTTCTATGAATCCCATTTCTGAAGGGTCTTTGCCACTCAATCTAACTAACTTACAATCTATTCCGTTTGCAGTTAAGTATTCGTAATGCCTAATAGCATCTCCCATTGCATCATCATCTAATACAATATTGATTGATGGTTTCTCCGTTAGGATTTTATCAGTTAATTCTTTGGAAAGTGTTTTACCTAATACCGGAGAAGCATTTCGTTTGATTGCTATTGCATCAAATGCTCCTTCACAAAGTGTTACTGGCATTTTCCAATTTATCATTGATTCAAATCCAATTATATTTTTCGATACAGGTGGATTTTTATATTTTAATTTCTCATCTGGATAAATACTTCTAGCCAAAAAAAAATTAAGTTGATGAAGTGAATTGTAAGATGGTACGATGATTCTTCCTTTATACATTCCACCATCACAATATCCTATTTTATGTTTAAGAATATCCTTATCAGTTATCCCTCTTTTCTTTAGGTAATTATAAGCTACTCTGAATTCGATGATATGTTGATTATCTAAAAGAGTTTTGTATTCTGATGGTAATTTTATTTCTACAAATTCTTCATCTTCTGCTCTTGCTACAAATCCAGATTCATCGTAGATTTTCATTACCTTTTGGATAACATCATAATCTACACTTAACTTCTTTAATAGAGAATGAACCTTCTTACCTCTAGCATTACAAACCCAACATCTCCACTTCTGTGATTCTAAGTTGACCTGTAATTTAGGTTTATGATGGGAACAAAATGGGCAATAGTATTGGATTTCGGAACTACCTAAGTTTCTCCCTTCTCCCAAAACTATATTCATTTGGCCTAATACATATTGTTTATCTATTTCAGATATCATATCTTTCTTTTAACCATCTCATATACCATATGTTACCTTTGTTATTAAAATGAATATCCATCTTAGATACAAAATATTCTGGATTAATTGATGCAATATGAGCATGCATACTATCAAACTCACCAAATTTAATATGAGAACTATTCATTATTGTTTTGCTGATTACTCTATTAAAATCAGAAGAATAGAAAAAATATTCTAAGTTTACACCAATAGATTCTGCTAATTTTTTAAGTAAACTTATTTCTAATAATAAATCATTTAATATATTCAACTCATTTTGATTTATAAAAAAACCCAAATAAGGAGAGAATACCATTTTAATTAAATCAGTATTAACTGAACCCATATTTGGATATAGGGTATAGTATCTATTGTTAAAAATATCATCATCTCCATATTGGATGGATGATGTATCGTATGAATAAATTCTTCTTAATAAGTCTTTTTCATATGGAATACTCGATTCATTAACACACATTCTACTACAAACGGTTAATTGAATTAATATAGTACTACCACTTATATCAATGTTTTGTTGTAGTATCTTATTAAGTTTCAATTTGACCAATTTAAGGATGTGGTCATTTGATAGAGAATGATGGGTATTGAATTCTATCCTACTTGACATAGCATTCTTTAAATCCATATCAAATAGAGAGAACGAATCTCCGAAAAGATACAATTTTTTCATACCCAAATATACGAAATTATTTCGATATTTCCAAATACTTTTTGTAGAGTTGGTTTGCTAACCAATTGTGTGATTCTAAACAAGGATGGTCATCATTTACCCCTATACTTTCTCTTAGAGTTAGACCACATTTTTTATTCATTATATCCCAACATTCATATGGAATATCATTGTATATCGTAGGAAGATAATACTCATCATCCTTAACCTCATTATAGACAAGATTCCTCGAATACTCTTCAACTGAACCTAATAGAAATATACATTTACATCCATATTTCTCCTCTAAGATAGTAAATCTTTTTTTAATTTCCAAAAGCATTACATTAAATACTTTTACAAGTATAGGATTCATTTTTTCTATATCATTCTTTCCCTGAATATGAGCAGGGTTTAGCCTAGCTATAGTATATTTTATATCTTCATAAAGTTCCGCTTCAAATACACCTCCTGTATTTCTATATTTACCCTGAACATGACCAATATCTCTGATAACATTAGTAAATTGAAATACACATAATTTTGGAGTTATTGCATTTTCTAGTTTTAGATAATCTAACCAAATATCCATAGTTTCCAATGCACCATAATTACTACCACCATTTCCAAAGTTGGATACTCTACTAACTCCCATAAGTTTTCCTAATACTCCACTATAGTTATTAGCCATTCTATATTCATAGAATTCCGAAAATGTTTCACTTACAGTTTGACATGGTTCATATGAAGTTTTACCTTTAAACCTTTCAAAACTATTAGTATATTTTTCTTTCCACAAATGGAAGTGTAATCCTTCACCATAAGTAAATGAATCACCGATTGTAATTAATAAATCACTCATATGTTGGTAAATCTTTTCGGAAAAACTTTCCTAATATATTATCATTAAAATAGACATCTCCATTTTCCAATACTCCTAATGAGAATAGATACTTTGTTTCTAAATAAGTAAGATGCTTTGGGGCAAAGGCAAATTCAAGAATCTTTCTTTCAAATTCTTCTTGCTTACCTTCTTTTATAAGTTGTTTGATTTCAGAGTGAGAACCATAATATGTTTTCCAATCACTCTCCTTTTGAACCTTCTTTTTCTTACTAGCTCTTTTATCAGTTATTTCAGCTAGTTCTTTTTTACCTAATGCTTTTGTAGTTACTGATATAAGTTGTTTTCTTCCGATATATTTCTTACCAGATGGTTTATGCAACACCTCATATACAAACCCAAATGCTCCATAGGGAATCTCACTTATATCTGAGATTTCCCCCTTATCATATTTCCACATAACCTTTATTTTTTATTATCTTCTTGTAGAAGATGTGTATTTATTTCCGCTTACTTTGCCTTTTCTAGCTGCTTCCAATACTTTATCATCTAATCTAAAATCTGTGATTCCTGTAACAGCTTTAGGAGTAAATCCATTAACCGCTATTTGTCCACCTACTTTAGGTTTAATAAAGTCTACCGCTTGCCCTGAAGCGTTCTTCTCCTTTATTCTAGAGGTTTTGTATAAATCAATAATTTGCTTTGCCATATGTGTGTATGTTTTATATAAATATTACTTCGTAACGGATTAAGTATCAAAACGAACTACTATGTTCACTGGATAATCGGGTGTTGATTTTGGTTTGGAGGGTAACTTTGCTACTGCAACTAAATTCATCTCATCATCGTACAATCCAACTGTTGTTATATATGGTGCCAGATACGAACCCGTCGGGTCTAGTGAAGAGCTAATCTCATAATCACCAAATCCTATTGAACGCGTAACCGAAGTACCAGGTGCCCCCCAAGATGAGGTATAATTAAATACATGCTCTGATTTTATTCTGAAATCTAAATCATAGAAAGAACCACTATTTCCTAATGAAGATGGTTGATGTTCTATATACTTATTTATGTATAATCCTCCACTATAATGAGTTGTTGCAGATGGATTCGTTGATGTATTAAACTCCGTTGGGTGAACCTCTAAGAACACTTCATTTTCAAATATTGTTTTGGTAGATTGAAAACTCATCTGATATCCCGCACTTCCGAAATCAAAATTTCTACCCTCTGTAAATAGACCACTACTTGTAGCAAATCCTGTTTGCCAAGTTACAGTAGCTATACCATTTGCATAAAATATATTACCTAATGTTTTTTTAGGGTTCTGAATTGGGTAAGGTAAATTCCATTCTACATCAGCAAACATAGTTCCTGACATAACATCTATTTCATCTATATCTCTACTATCGATACCATACGGTCTATCATTTTGGTATTGATATGTTAAAATCTCATCATTATTAACCATATCATCTCCAAAATCATTTTCATACAAATTAAATGTATAATCTAATCCTTCTGTAGTTCTAATAATCATACTTCCGGTATCATTACTCCCACTAAAATCTAATTCCACAAATCCTAAAAAATCTCTATCGTTATCTATTAAATTTGATTTACCATCATCTACGATAGTTACAAATTCACCTTTATTTCCTTTTGAATTTCTTTTTCTACCATAATCAACTACTCTAAATGAGCCAGGCTTAATACCCTCTCCTACAAATTTCTGAGGTATATTCCATAAGAAAAATCTGTTATCTATGTTTCTTTCTTGAACAGAACCTAAGTTATTCATAGCTCCGTACATTTTAGTGATATCTGTAAATTTACCAGCTAATACCTGCCCCCTATCACTAACTATGTAACCATGATTATCTAAATATGATTGAAATTCATCTATGTAAGAATCCGTTGATAAATCATAATAATACTCAAATGTTGTTGTTTCGTTTGTATTATTATTGATATCCTGTATGATGTAATATCTCTGTTTTTTTGCTTTGTGTTTTTCTAAATTCCAATTTGTTACAACTGCTACTAATTTAGGTGCATTGTTGTAAAACATAGCTCTAACACTTCTATCAGTTGCATATTCACTATACGAATACGGAAATCCATAATTACTACCAGAACCATATAATTTAAACCCCTCATAATCTTCAAACGCACCCTCTCTATGTTGGATGGCGTGAAGATTAATGGTATCTTCATTAAAAGACCAGTTTTTATAGACCTTAAATGGTCGTATCGTAATATCCGATTTAGAAATTGATTTAAACATACACCAATAAATATCACAATTAAAAAAACCCGCCGAAGCGGGTTCTATTAAAATTAAGGTTTAAAAATAAAGTTTAAAAACACAGTTTAAAAATAAAGTTTAAAAGTCAAGTTTTACCTTAATCAACACCTCCTTATCGAAGGATTTTGCTATTGGTTGGGAAGTTTTAGCCACCGCCAATAATTCGTTAGCATCGTTGAACAAACCAACCGATGTAATATATGTTTTAGGGTCTGTTTCAAATGAAGGTTCTCTTAAAGTACCATCTGAACCACTTGTGAATGTAGGATTATTAGAGAAGTTAAACTCTCTATTAGTTGCTCTTACAAAGAAGTGTTGAGTTGATACATTTTCAGTTCTTCTCATTTCAAAATCACCACCACCTTTAATTGCGTTAAATAATCTTCTGTGATTATATGTTTCAGCTGCAGGGGTTGTAGCGGTAGATGGTATTAACTCAGTGCCAACTCTATCTGCAATTGCAGAAGGGTTCAATACAACTATACCCAAATGTGGATAAAATTTACCAAATCCTTGTTGGTTAGAAGCTGTATAACTATTTATCGTCGCGTTTAATTCAGTTCCTAAATTATTATCACCCCATACCATATTAAATACTGTTCCAGCTTTACCTGCTTTATCAGAGAATTTTTTACCACTATCATCAATCAATGTAAATGAAGAAGTATTTGAACCGCTTAACGTAAGTTTAATATTACCAGCATCTGCTTGTTGTCTATATCTAGCTCTAGCTAAGTTAATAACATAAATTTGGTCAGCTTGATATCCATCTTCTACCGATGATGAATAAAAAGTGAAGAAATCATCTGCATCCCCCTCAAAGTTATTATTTAATAAAATTCTATATTGAGAGTATATTGCCTTAGTAGGTAATAATGCTGAATCGGAAGTTGTCAATTGAACTGAACCGCTACCATATTTGTGCCCATAAGCTAAAGCGAATTCTATTGGTGCAGATGAACCCGTATTAGAACCGGTTAAGAATACATTTAAGTAATACTTTGATGCATCCGAACCACTATGCCCTGCTATAGTTACAGTCGAACCCGTTGCAATTACTCCGTTTAAACTACCACTACCATTACTCCATAATCCTTCAGTTACTACTTCTATTTTATTTGAAATAACATCAAAGTCTCCAAACTTTTTATATATTCCGTTTGAAATAACTCCACCACTTGTCAAACCTACTTTTTCATTAGCAGGAAGATATTGGTTCAATAAATTAGCTACTGTAGTAGAATCTATTAATCCAGCATTATCCACTAAATATTGGGAAAGTTTCTGGGTTAAATCTGCTCCTTGTGCTCCTGTAATTTGTGCCATCTTATTATATTATATTTTTATGCTACATAGTTTACTGTCACCGGAATAGAAATCGAACCACCTGTTTCGTTTCCATAAACTGTCAATGTTGTTATAACTGCTGAAGTTAAATTTGGATTAGGGATGAATTCGAAAGATAAACCTTTCTTAACATCCGCAGTAGCAGTTACATTATCACTAACAGAAATTTGTCCTGATGTCGCGATACCTAAACCTACCAATGTACCCGCTGTCTTATCAGCTAATACCGCAGTGTAACCACTTGTAGTGTTACCAGCTGGTGAAGTTGTAGGTGAAATAGTAACTTTACCTCTCGTTTGGTTTGTAGTAATCGATGTTACACCGATTGATACTTGAGGTATTTTTGTTGTGTTTTTTGGAAGAGTTACAAGTTTGTATCTCAAAACTTGTGTTTCATCTGGAGAAGCTTCTAATATAGGAGTAGCTTTAATTGCTGCATCGTAATACGCAGAACCCTTTGGGTGTGCTGCATCAAACAATTGGTAATCAATCTCATCATCACCCAATGCGAATTGAGTAATACCTAAGCTTTGACCTGCTGCTAATTTCTCTCTACCTTTTTTAGTTAGAATAGCATCTACAATGATTTCCGAGTTATCTAAGTATGCCATATGTTGGTTTTCTTTTTGTTATTTCTATTATAAATATATAACTTATTCGTTTTATACAAAATCTTTTAATCTACTTCTAATATTGGTTCTCCGCTACCTCTTCCAGCTGCTCCAACTCTTAATCTGTTAGGGTTAGTTGTGAATGTTTCTACCGCAGGTGTCCCATCTAAAGTTGTAAGAGATGTTTGCTTAGCACCTCCATAAAAACTATTTTCTAAACCTCTAGCGGTATCCTTTGTGTTACTATAATGACCGGATGTTAATCCTACAAATGGTTCAATTGCAGTTATTACACCATTTTTATATGGATATGTTCCTAAATTAGCCAATATATCTATATAAAATGAGTGTTGCAATGGCCCTCTAAAAGCAGGTGGGATAACTGTCGGAGAATAATCTATCGGATTAATTAAAATTAACTTCTTTTCATATCTTTCTATTTTCTCTAATACTACTTTATCCGTAGCACTCAATTTAGTTGTATTAAATAACGAACCCGATAATCCATTTGCAGGAACTCTCTTAGGGATACTTCTAGTATATTTTACAGTTATAATATATGAATTATATCTTTGAGTTAAAATTAAGTTACCATTATCATCGTAATATGTTCTGTCTACTGTACCATTTGTTCCAATGATACCAAATCCTCTGTTGAACGGAGAGTCTACATCATTACCAACTGATTGGTATGCATCTTCTAAATCAACTTCACCCAAAATAGTAGGATTTTTCAACCCACAATCTATTTCTATTACTATTCCTCCTGCATTTGGAATATTTGATAATATAGATGCACTAGATGTAATATTTCCAATAACACTATAATTTCCTCCATAAGTAGGATACTCTGTTGTTATATTTAAATTTTCAATTATATCATAACTTCCTGAATAGTATGGAATAGTCGCTTCAAATGTTATACCATCGTTCATATTAAGAGAACCAGTATATACTGGAACACTCATTTCTATTAAAATGTTATCCATTGTATTAATAGAAGCGGTATGTAATATATTTTCAGCTACCGGTTTGGTAATCTTAATTTTACTTCTCTCTAATAATGATGGCTCAATTAATAAACCCTTTGATACGTTAGCTCTGACAGGTATTACCTGAGTAAGCATATCAAATAATGATTTATCTATAGATTTTATTAATTTAATATATTCATCAAAATTTAATTGAGTTCTTTCAAAATAATAATTTCTAAGTTGGTCTAAATCTACATAAGTATCAGTTCCATATTCCTCATCCCAATCACCAATATAATCTCCAATATTAATAGGGCCCAATGAACGAAGTATATCCAAATTAATTTCCTTAACAGGTGAGAAGAATAATCCCAATCTGTTTGAATCAATAGGTGCTCTATCGTAAGCCTTTTTAGTTGCTCTTTGTTTATATGATAATTGTCCGGTTAATGTTATATCTTCAGTTCTTACTTTATCCTTACCAACAAATCCTATAGATGGTACTTCAGCAGTTACAAATCTTTCATATACATCATACTGATATGGATAGTTACTTGCAGTTGTAAAAATACTAGCAGTTGCATAACCACTATATCCACTAACTACTTTTTGTTTACCATTGGCATCTAATGAAGATGAATATGTTACAAAAGGTGCTACGTTTTTAATAAACATATCACCACTAGTGACACCACTTCCACTTATTTGTCTATTTTTAGGATATTCGAAATCCGAGCGGAAGAAAAGGTCTGATGTAGATGAATACACATCATTTCCAAATATAGTATCAGGATTTAATGTATGAGATGTTATTACAGATTCACTTAATGCACCTCCCCAAATTCTCACTTCATCAATCGAACCACTAATACCACCTGCATTTTGTCCACCGAAATTAACAGTACTACCACTTAACCAACCTATACCAGTATAATATTTTGCATTAGAAACTAATGAACCCGAATTAGATGTGATTAATAAATTTAATTCATCCGATTCACTAATATTAATTCTATCTCCATTAGCTTGTTTATAAAACATTGTATATTGTTCATAATCCAAGCTTCTAGTTAAAGTATTACCAATGTATTCATCTCTACTAATAACTTCTCTTTGAATAGCGAATTGTTTGTAGGTATTATCAAATATAGGAACATTTTGAATACTCATTGATACTAATTCAGAACCTGTGGTAATTACACCAGGACCTATATAAACATTACTACTCGCACTCATTTGGAATACTATATCACCATATATCGTAGAACCGGATGGAACTAATTTAACATTCCATATACCACTACCCCCTCCACCAATGTTTACTAAACTTTGTGTATGATAAAGAGTTGCAGATGCGGATGAAAATGGTAACACAGATGTTTTAAATCTTAATTCAATTGCATCCGGGTCATTAAACGATGTTCCCTCTTTCCAATCAACAGTAAGATATTCATCTCTAGCAATATTAAGTGCCGCAGTTCTATCTTCGTATGTATATTTAGTACTCTGAGAACCTGTTACAGATGGTCCACCGAATTCAACTATTGTTAACAACGAAGATGGTACTCCATAGCAAGCCATAATTGCATTAATAGCTTTCTTAGTTCCTTTATGTTTTAATAGGTATGGTAAGTTATTTAATATTCTTCTCCAAACTTGATTTCTTGCTTGTTCAGGAGTAAATGAAGACCCAACATCATTTCCTAATACATTTGAATTTGAATTAGTACTACCATCTTCATTCAAGCCAAAAGCCTGTTTCCATAATTGTTGTCCACTAAATGGTTGCTTCGGGTCCCATCCAAATGATTCCAATAAAGTATAAACCAACTTATCGGATATACCATCAGTTGATTTATTTGATATTTTTCTTATTCTATTTATACCATTTATGTATGACCAGATAACATCAAAGTGTTGCCCAATCATTTCCATAAAAATTAAAAATTCATTACTACCATTATCTTCTTGAATGAATTGTGGTAAATGTTTTACTAAATAATTTTTATTGTTTCTATCATAAACTTCTGCATAATCAGTTTGTATTTCAAAAAATTGTGCATTTGATGAACTTATTCCATATTCAAAGTACATCTTCTTTTCAAACCCATCAAACCCATTTGTAATAGATTTTATCTTATCATTATAAGAAGCACTTGTTAATAATGAAATCGAAGAAGTAGATAAAACGGATGAAGAATACAAAGTACTAGTTATTTTGTTTTCCCAGTTTTCTATTGTTTCTATCTTATATTGAAAATTCTCTATTCTAGTTTTAGCACTTGAGAAATTAACAAAATTATCAAATACTACAAAATACGAAGATGTAACATTACTACCACTTGTGTAATCTATGTTAAGGTCTTCTAAACTAAATTGAGATTTTGATAAATACTGATTTACTATATCAGTAGATGTTACTGAACCACTTGATACTATTTGATTAAAAAATTCAAATCCAGTTTCATCTACTACATCTACTGTAAAATTTGGCTTTAACTCTATACATTCATTTGTATCGGTATCGTTTATGATAATAGTTTCTACAATCGAAGGTATGATTTGTTTACTTATCCATACTAACTGATTTTCAACTACATTTTCATCAATTGGTTCTAATAACTTAACTACCAATGAATTATATGTACTCTGACCTCTTACCTTCTTAGTACTACCATTCTCAGGGTCTACCTCAAATCTAGATGGGACTATTTTCCCGTTCTCCAAAGAAAACGTAACGTCATCTACAGCAGTATTTGTTATTACAAACGAAGAATCATTATCAGTTTTTACTTGATAATATAAGTGTTTGTCGTCTTCAAAAATAATCTTATCTTCGAAATTTGCCTTAGTATCATTTCCTGAAAATAATTGAGAAAAAACTCCAGTAAATACATCTAATACTTCTCCACTTGATACTAAGTATTTAGCTCTTTCAACGAATACGGTAAAACTTTCTTTCTTTCCAACTATCTTTCCTCCTATACCATTAAAATATGGCTGAAGACTGAATGTAATTTCATAATTACTATCACTTTCATTAAAGAAAGTTTTATAAGAATTATATAAACTTTTAGCGGGTAATTTAATTTTAGCTTCCCCGTTTGCTATAGGAGTGTTGAAAATCAAATTATCTCCTAAAAATACATCTACTCCTTCTGAGTTTACAGTATCTATATCAAAGTTAAAATCAAAATCTAATGGTCGTAAATCTGCTTCTGTGATATTTCTATCAAATATAATATTAGTTACATCTGGCTGGCCATATGTTCTTTCTCTTATTACATTTACTCTAGTTCTTTGCTCATCACCATCTTTTAATATTTCATTACCTGCAATAATTACTAATTCATATATCCCAACCGCATTTGGATTTGAAAGTATAATGTTAGCACTACCTTCGGTTACAGGAGCAATCTTAGCTCCTTTGGAATCTGCACCAGGTTGATTTGGGAAATAATATTTTACATACGTTGCATTTTTAGTTGCAACATTTATAGTAAATTCATTTTCAATTTCAGTATTAAACTTATAAGCACTATCTAATACAGTTATAAATCTAGCTAAATTTTCAGTTGTAAGTAACTTTTGACTTGTAATATCTATAGTCTGTGGTTGCTGAATATTTTCTAAATCGAATAAATTAGCGTTAGTATCTTTTAGTAAAGTTCCATCCTGAGAAGTAACCTTTATATTAGTTATGTTAAATAAAGTTGGATTTGCTCTACCAATTGATACTTTTGTATTTTTTAATACGGTTAATACGGTATTAGCATACAATACTTGAGTAGCATCATTATTATCAGCGTTTCTATAGTAAGCTATAGCAGTTCCATCTGATAATGAATTATTTATCGTTATATTTACAACTTCAGGTAAAGCTAATAATGGGACATCCATAGGGATATTACCTACAAACCCAACATCAAGTGTTAAATCTGCTCTATAATCATTAAAAGCTACTTTTATTTCCCTTATCTCTGCCATTAGTTAATAAATATTTTTATTGTAGGTTTTCTCTTTGAGTTACATCGGCTAATCCAAATCCTGCTCCTCTAAAATCGTTTGGATTAACTTCCCTCATTCCACCACCTGCTCCGCCTCCTGCAAAACCACCGGCACCACCACCACCACCGCTAAAAACAGGTGTTTCAATTGCTACAGGTATAGCAGGTGTTTCAATTACAACAGGTATAGCAGGTGAGGCCTCTACAGGTGATACTTCAGTATTATCATATTCTATAACAGATACTTCATTTTCAACATCTTTTCTAGATTGTATTAAAAAATACTTCTGTGCTTTTAAATCTCCACTAACTATAGTTAACGTAGATGGATTTAATAATCTTTGTTCGTTTATAGTAAAAGTTATCTTACCCTTAGTAGATGTTTGGTCTTCAACCTCTACTCCATCTAAAAACGCTTTTGCTAATACACCTTTTCTACTTAAACTTGCATATGTGTTTATAGTAAAAACTACAACTCTAGGTTGTATGTATGGACTAGTATATGGGTCAATAGAATATGGAGGAACATACTCATTTCTACCACCGCCACCGCCACCTCCACCCGGTTGAGCAAAAGAATTTGTATCAAACGAATTTGCACCGGTGTAAGTAAAATTACCAGCTAATTCTTCTATAGTTCTTTCTGCCATTTTATAAATTATTTAATTCTATTTTTTCTAAGTATTCCAGCTATTGATGAAGGAACTCCACCTCTTTCAGTACCTAAATCACTTGCTACTCCACCTCCTGCAGATGATGCTCCCGATAGTCCTTCTGCCTTTTTAGCTCCAAAAAACTTAGATATTTTATTTTTATTTAAATCTCTACCTAAAAATCCTGTTCTTTTTTTACCTTTTAATCTACCTAAGAATCCACCTCTTTCATTTACAACATCGGATACATTTGTTTCAGGCGTAACCATTACAGGTGTCTCAATCACAATAGGTTCTTCCACTCCAGGCACTATCTTCTCTTCTTTTTTAATTGCAACAACTGCATCTTTAACCTCTCCATATGTTGGGATTGAAACGGATACTCTCTCTACCTTAACATTTTCAGATACTTTATCTGATTCTAATTTTTGAATTAAATTAGTAAGATTATCTATACTTTGTTGGGTAGTTGCATCTATTACAGTCTCCTCTAGTAAAGTTCTAGTAGGTAGATGAAACTCACATGATTCTCTAAATTTTTTTCCTAATAGATTGATAATATCATTTTTATTGTAATAAGTAAAATCTATTTCATCACCAAGCGGTTGTCCAAATTCACTTCCTCCTATTACTGCATTTTTATGTAACAAAGTATGTCTAACTGATTCTTTCATAGATTCTAAAATCTTTGTAAAAAATTGGTCATAGTTTTGGATACCAAATTCATATTGTATTCTATCTATATAATCCTTAGATTTAGATTTTGAAAAAGATGTTTGTAAATCTGCTACGTTTAATCTATTTATTATTTCATCTATCTCCGAATAAACTTCATCTCCACTAAACTTACCATTTACAAAACTACTATAAGCCTGATTTAAATCAATCATTATATCAACTTCATACGGATTTGTTTCATTGAAGTTATTATATGGTAACAATCTCAATTCACTTCTAGATGGAGAAATCTGATGTATCCACATTCTATCCATTTCTATATTACTACCCACTCTGTTATTTACAAAGTTAAATTGAACTCTAAATATTCCGGTATTGTACCCAGCTTCCTTAACTAACCTTTTTACATCTATTAAAAATCCGCCTCCATCATATACCTTATCTATAATATTTTCACTTCTTATTATGTAATCCTGAATTTCGGAAGATGGTATGTATCTAACATTTCCATAATCTTTTTGTTCTAACACATTATTACTAGAATCGTATAATAAAAACTCTAATACATCATTATTACCTATATCAAATGGTGTTGGTATAAATCCTTTATCTATTAACTTAAATTCAGTTGAACTAAGTTCTGTAGTTAATGAAGTTCCCTTCTTTAATACATCATCAATATTTTTAAATTTACTTAGTGCCATAATTTTTATTTTTTATGTCTCCACATATTAGCAGTAAATGATAATTCTCCATTTGGTGTTGAAAATACCACACTTCCTCCATAGTTTTCTCCTTTACTATTTATTCGGTTGAATTTAGGATAATCTACTTGAAGTGTTATATCTACCTTTTCTTGTGGCTTAAGTGTTACTATAGATGGACCATTAATCCAAACTAAATTAGCATTTTTCATTTTTATATTCACTGTCACATCCTCTAATGTAGTATTGAATAATTCAACGGTTGGGCCATTTAACCAAGTACCAGATGCACTTTTATTTTTATAATCAAAATATAAATCAGCTAAAGTTGCATTAGATTTTTCTACTACTCTAGCAGTTATATCTGCACCTGCTTTAGCTCCTTCCGCTAATCTTGCATTTTTACCATTCAATTGTTGAGTTAAGCTATCTACTTGTTTAGTAAGAGATTGAACCGTTGCGGTCTGACCTTCATTTCTAGCTTGCAATGAGGTTCTATCAATTCCTTCTAAAACAGAACGCTGTAGTGATGTTTGCAATGTATCATTTACTAATGCAAACTGCTTTCTAAGTTGCTCTGAGTTAGATTCAGCTGTTACTCTAAGTAATCTCTCATTATCTAATTGAATATCCAATGATGCTGATATAGATGTTAATTCCGATACCTGCGATTCAAGATTTCCTATTTCAACTGATTGTGATGCAATTGTTTCGTTTGCTAATTCTAATGAACGAGTTACATCATTATAAACTGGTCTAGGAACTAAATCTAATTCAGTTTCTTGACCTTCAGGTATCAATTCAAAAACAGTTACATCAATTGCTTTTTTTAATTCATCGGTATTATATACTCTTTTTTTAGATGGAGCATATACAAACCCACCTTTAGCATCACTTACAGATGTTTCAAAGTATGGCGATTTTTTATCCCTAGCGGCAAAAGAACCACTATCCTGTAAAGATTTTTTAATTAATTCAAATTCCATTACTTAATTATAAAGGTTAAATCATCTTCAATAAATTCATTTATACCATTTCTAACTATCTTAAATAATAATCTATAAACTCTATTCTTAGGGAAATTAGAAGTATCTAAATTAATATAATTACCATTCGCATCACAACTGATTTTTGTGTAATCCGAAAAATCTATTACATTAACTTTAGTTATTTCTTCTCTAACTCCATAATATGAAGTTTGAGGTAAATATTTAATATCACTATATGAAAAAGCGTTTGTAAAAGTTTTGGTTGGATATAAACTTCTTCCTATTATTTTTATTTTAACTTTATTACCCTCTCTATAATTATCTCTTAATTCTTTACTTCTAACTATAATTTGTGAATCAGTTAAAGCAGTAAGAGAACCAGTTATAAATTGAGAATCATCCCATCCTAATTTAAGAAGGGGTTGGAATATAGTATTAGTTTCCTTTGAATAATATTTAAGAACACCATAATCTAATGAAGAACTTTCAGCAGATGATGTATGTGATAATCTAATTCCATAATTAGCTGAACCTGTCCAATAATCATATATTGGTTTAATATCCATATTTAAATCGGAATCAAAATATGTAAATGATTGAACCGTTTCTATTGTGTAATCTACACCGCTTTGGTTGGTCCAATTTATACCATCTGTATTAATATTTTCTGGCCAAGTTCCTCTCCCCATATCCCAACTTTCAGTTACCGCATATCCATATACTGAATAGCTCACTGCCAACTCTTCAGGTTGAGTAAGTTTTAAATGTAATGTAGCTGATGATGCTGTTACATACGATGGTACATTTTCTATATCAAAATTAATAAATGTTCTAGCATTATCTCTTTCCGCAAAGCGTGAGTAATGTTTAGATATAGTTAATATCTCATCTAAACCTGTGTTTTTATTCACATATAAACTATAAACAGATGCATCTTTTGATGCCGTTACAAAATATATCATTATATCGCTTTACCTTTAATGTCTTTATCAGGAAACTTAACTTCAAAGACAGATGGGTCTAACGATGGATAGATAATCTTATTCTTTGTTGCCGCTTTTATATCGTAACTATTTCTAGCATATATCCCACCACATTTATTAACTATCTCTACACTTTGAACAGATGCAACACCTTCTACCATAGCAAGTGTTAATTCTATATCAGATAGATTAATTGGTTGGTTGAACTGCCAATTGTTTACATCAAAGAACGATTTTAACTCATTTATACAAGTCAAAACAATCTCTCTTTGATTAAAGTTTTTATATGTAGTTATCTCAAAGTTAACACCGATATTAATAATAAATCCATCTATTATATTAATACCATCGGTTAACATTCTATACTCATTTATATAGGTTTTTAAATTCTCTTTAACCGCTCTATTAAGATTAGTTAGATTTCCATTAGAATCATATCCTAATGTATATAAGTTAATTGCAAATGGATTTACTAGTTCAGTATTTTGAGTTGTTTTCTGAACAAAACTTCTTACTATATCTTTAATTTCAGTAGTTGAAGGTAAATTGCCTCCTTGAGAAATTGCATATGTTGAAATAGTTTTAACGATATTAGTAAACTCATCTAAATTATCTGTTGAGTTTAAAATACTTTCAGGTGAATTGGAATTCAATGAATTATCACCTATTGCAAATACTTTAGCAATAGAACCAAACTTAGAAGGCATTGCTAATGCTCTAACTTGATAATCTTTTGCAGTTACGGCTCTATTCTGAGATGCAAAGTTCGCCAATGCACTTTCTCTAATTTCTTCAATAGTATCAACTCCTCTACCACCTTTAGCGGGTATTTCATTTTCTACAGCTACTGAATTCTTAACAAATGTTAATATTGTTTCATCTAAATCAGATGTAGTAACTGAACTATCATCAAATACAATTCCAGATATAGAAGTTAAATCTCCTTGAGAAACGTTTGAACCAATTCCACCTCCTATTAAATAATTAACAGTTATAGTTGTATTAGCCGGAGCCTGCCCATATGTTTTTGTTTTAAGAAAATTGGTTGGGTCATATGATTCTCCAATTCTATCTATAGAACTATTTAATCCAAGACCTACATTTTTTATATTGGGTATAATTAATTCATCGGATAAAGAACTATCTCCTCCACCAAAATGAATTGATGTGGTAAAATCATCGTTTACTTTAGTTGTAAATCTTCTACTTGTTTTTAATAATTTAAGTAAATATGGAACAGTATCCCTAAATTGATATAAATCGGGGTCATTTTGCTCTACGTTAGGATAATCGATATATATTGTTTCCTGTGCCAAATATGGAACTTCATAAAACTTATTACCATCTTCATCTGTTACAGATTCAATTGAAATTACGTTCGTATCTTCTAACATAATAGAAGAAAATGCCTCAGCTGAACCGAATATTTTTGTAACATTCGCTTCTGTTGCAGATATAGCCTGTATTTGTTTCTTTATTAAAAAATAATCTGGATTATTTGTTATTTCGTTTACGCTATATACACTTATCTCTCTATCAGTAGGGTCATTAAAATCTAAGTTTTCAACCGTTCTAAAAGTTATATCTCCGTTTGAAGTGGACTTAACGGTTAACCCAGAATTTATTCTTAACAAATATCTAGTATCAACTTGTCCTGCTGCATCGGATTTACATAATTGATAAACCGATAACGTAGTTACCGCTGGAGCAGTTGATTTAGGTTTATATCCCAATAGGTTAGCTAATGCAAATACATTTTTCTCTTCTCCTGCATATTGTATCAAACTTTCCTTTAATGAAGCATCCGTATAATATCCTAACACATCTCCTATATACGATGCCATTTCTATGAACATCATACCAGGAGAAGTTTCATTAAAATCATTATAGGTGTTAGGGAAATACGTTTTAGAATATTCGATTAGATTATTTCTAAACGCTTCGAAATCTTTACCTAAATAGGATATATCTCTACTATTTTTACCTATATTCTTATTTGTTACTTTAAATGCCATTATTGAATTACATTGAATGTTACTGTCTCTAAATTTTGTTGACCTGAAACTCTAAACTTAAGTGTAACGGTAAAGAAATATGTATCTCTACTTGTATTCGACTGGTCCACCACAATATCTTCAATAGATACATATGGCATCCATTTTTGAACAGCATCTTCTATGGATGATTCAATTTCGGTTTCCAAATCATCTGTATTCGATGAAAAAAGTGCATCATATAACGTTGTACCAAACTCCGGTTGCATAATTCTCTCACCTTTTCTTGTTAAAATGAGATTCTTAATATTGGATTTAACCTGCTCTGAAGTTTGGTAAGATTGGGCAAAGAATCCACCATTCCCTCTTTGGATTGGGAGAGTAATTCCTATTGCCACCCTATCCTTTTCAGGTAGGTCTTTTACTAACTTAGGGCCGGTTATGATTGCCATTATCTATTTTTATCTTTACTTGCCGCCAAAACCTTAGCACTTCTTGCGATTGCTTTATCTAATATATCGTTTCCTGTACTGATTGGAGCAGATGGATTAGCATATTGTGTTTGCATACCCATTTGTGGATTACCATATCCAATCATATCCGGAGTTATAGTACCATAATCACCATCTGTTCTTGAGAAATTAGGTCTAATAGAGGTTTCGTTTAAAACCTGGTTTAACAGAGGATTACTAGAGTATTGTTTGTCTTCTCTATCTCTGCTTAAAATTTTGTTAGCTAAATCGAACGGGTCAGCACTTTCCTCTACTAATGATTTAAGAGAAGATTGTTGTTTAACCGGTTGTGATTTTTTAACCTCCGCTAACACCTCTTTTCTTATTTCTTCTTTAATAAGAGAAATTTCTTTTTTTACTTCCTCCTGAACGATTATTTGAATTGCTTTAAATAGTTTGTTCGTGTCCATACATTGTTTGTTGTTTATATAAATATTTAGTTTTATTATTTGGTAAAATTATCCCGTGCTCACTTTTTTAGTAGTAGGGGTTGTAACCGCAGCTAAGGTAGAATTAGATACACCGGATGCTCCAAATGACATTCCCAGTATCTTAGAAATCTTTTGACCTCCTTGTGCAATAAGTGAATTTTGCTTATTTCCTCCTGATAACACACCTTTATTACTAATTCTCCTTTTTACGAAGTATGATGCCAGTTGCTCAGAATCCTTCATCCCTCCTAAATACTTAGATTTTATCTCACCTGCCCACCCCTGAAACCATCCTGGTCCATTCCACGTTGCATATACAAAGTTAAACATCAATCTACCATCCGAATTTATTACACCTATAATCTCTGGGTCTCCTATATATCTATTAAGAAAGCTATCATAATTTCTTTTTATCATAGCGCAACATAATTTATACAATTGAGTTTTTAGTGGGTCACTTGGAAGAAAATTATATTTCCAGGATTTTCTCGCTCCTTTAGCATCTATTAAAGACCAAAACTTTCTTCCCTCTGCGGTTTCATTAATAGTTCCACCTGTTTTTCTATCAATTCCATACATAGTTTCACCCGATGCACTATATCTACCATCTTTAATTCTTCCATCTGCTAACATATCAGGATGATAATATCCACCTTCTAATTCCTTAATAACTCTAGAACAAACTACATTGAAATCGTTGTCTTCTTTTTTGATAGAACCGGATGTTGCACTAAATGAACCACTTGCACCATTTAATATACTTTCAAGCGAACCCGAATCTGTTGCACCATTTTCCCATGCAAAAACCAAATCTTCAACTGTCTCAAACCCACCCAATTTTTGTAATAGATTTTTGAGTTCTATCTCATTATTTTCAATTATCTTAGATGCATCAATAGTATATCCAACCCAAGGAACAATTCCAGGACCGGTAGTTGCAGTTGGTGCTACTCCATATATAGCCATTACATTATACACACCGGTAATTGTTTTAAAATGCATTTCAGCTGCATTTATGAAATTTTCTATAAATGGTGTAGTACTACTTTCAGGTCCTATTAATTCAGCGGGTAAAGGTATTTTTTGTCCAGGATTAGAACATAGTACACTTAGGGTCTGAGTATTTACAGTAGCCAATGGTGCTATCGGAAACAAACATGGTCTAATTATCTGTAAAGTAGTACCTGCCCAATATGCCTGAAATCCACTAGTAAATAATTCAAACAAAGGTAATTGTTCTGCACTTACAAGTTGTAAATCGAATACACTTTTAATTACATTTTCCAATGCGGTTACATTTCCTGCTAATACAGGATTTCCAACTGTCAAATCTCCTGCAGGTGGAGTCTTAACCGCGATATCATATGCAGTAGCTAATACCTTAGCCAAATCATCCGAATCGGCAGGTAATAGTTCCATAGTTGTTCTAACTTGTTGTCTAAATGTCTCCCATCCTGGCATATTAGTAAGTGTTAAGAAGTAGGTGGCTTACCGGTTGAGATTCGAACTGCAACGGAAAGGAGTCTGGATTCTAATTTATTTTTTAGTTGAGTAAACTCATCTCTTGTTCCTTTTTTCATACCACTAACAGGACCAGCAGGAGTAAGTAATCCAGAATCTGCTAAATTTATAATGGAAGTGATTAATTCGTCTAAAACCTCAACTAAACTTTCTCCGTTTACCGCCTGCTGTGTATAGGTATTACCTATATCAATAGTACCACTATCACCGTTATATATAGTAAATTTCTTATTAGGAGATTGTATATCAACATTTCCTCTTGAATTTATAGTAACACCTAAAAGTGTATCTACCGAAAATATACCATCTGTAATTACCCCAAAGTGATTCTTTGACCAAAATAGCATCTCACTCTTTCTTGAAGAAAATACTAATCTATCAGATGTGATTAATATTTGGTTTCCATCTAATTTAGTAGGATATGCTTCAAATGCATCCGCATCCTGTGCCAATACTGGGTTAGGGTTACCTTTAGCAGGATTCATCTTAAAATTAGTTCCTAATAATGGTTTAGGTGAACCTGGTATAAAATCTGATTTATATTTACCACTTGTTATGGCAATAGTAGAACCATCTTTATTTACATCCTCTTCTATATCACCTCCACTAAATAATCCTCCTAATAATCCCGATTCAGCCTGTTTATTTCTTATTATAATCGTAGGTGAAAACCTATTACCACCATTATTATACCCACTCATTCTGATTGATTGTCCAAAACGAGATTGTATTATAGTATCACCCTCATATATCTTTAACCTTTTAATTTTTTCATTTGCCTTAAAATATCCTCCTGGATTTAACAAACTTGATATACCAGTATTAGAGGATAACGCCATTGTTTTAAAATCTTTTATGGCTTTACTAGGATTTAATACATTACCCAACGAATTAGCTCCAGCTTGCTTAGTGTTGGAATTATTTATAGTAACATTAAAATTGTATCTTCTATAATATGGTACTACCGAATCTCCAAAACATTCAACAATTTCGTTTTGTAGTGGAACATTTAAAAACATCTCATCCAGTGGATATACCAAAAGAGGTTGCTGTGTACTTGTTGAAATTGGTTTAACTAAACATACTCCTGGTGCAATCGGGTTACCAGATTGGTCTGTATCTGAGTCTAAGTAAACTCTTTCTACTTTAGCTAAGTAGGTTGTACTCTTTTTTGGGTTTATCCTATCACTTGTTGTGTTAGGGTGAAACCCCGATACCGTTCTTAAAAAATCACTCATTATTTTTTAGTTTGCTCTAGTTTCCTTTGGATTTCTTCCAATTCATATTCAATATCATCTACCTTATCCATAGTTTTAGCTTGAACATCCTTTGAAATCTTCTCCAATTCACCCAGTAACTCTTCCTTTTCTTTGTCGGATAGTAATCCTCCATCGTTAATTCCTTTATATTCCATAGCAACGAACCTTTGTCCAATTGTTGCTAATCTAATTAGAATATCATCATTCTCTACTGAGAACTTAACTAAATCCTTAATAACCGGACCAATGGATGCTATATCCCCCGCATGTCTGATTTGTTTTTTGAATTCCTCAATCAAATCACTTATTTTCTGTTTTTTTGAATGTTGGTTAGAATATATCTCACCGAATAAGTCAGATAACTTCTTTTCACCGAACATTACAAAATCTGTAGATTGTTGTTTTGCCATACTAATAAATACCTTATTAAATAATTTTTTGTGAATCTATAAATCTATAGAATTCTTCGGATAATAATCCATATCCTTCTGAATTAGGATGTTGAGTTCCACGTGTATCCCATCGTTCGGTGTGTTCCCATAAATCAGCTCTATTAAACGTATTTAAATACCCTCTAGCGGTTTGTTTTCTGAATTCCCAATAAACTCTACCATCTATCAAATCCGTCTTGTCATAGTGAGGCAAAATACCCATAAACATATCTTCGATACCATCTATAAAGATGTGAGATATCTTATAATGCTTAAAAAACTCCTGTAGGAATACAATATAGTTTTGGTTGACTATACTATAATAATTCTCCTCATATAGATTAACTAAATAGAACTTCTTATAATCTTCCATAAAGAAATCATAGTATCTATTCTCTGTTTGGGTAGAAGTAAAGAATCTATCCGGAGTTTCCATAAGATGTTTTGTACTCCAACTTAACCACTCACCTTTCGGCCCTTTTGGGAAAAATGGTAAGTAATCTCTTAAAGATGAACTCCACATTATAACAACCAAATCATTCTTAGTTGTTTCACCGCTCTTAACATCGTCTACTATCTGATTGAATATAACGTTATTGGGATTGCCACTTATCCCATTATTTTGATAAGGTAATCCCAATTTATCACTTAAGTGTCTAACCCAACTATTTTCTTTTTGGAAGATTATCTTTTCGTGTTTAGAGAGGGTATCCTCAATTTCTCGATTACAACCCTCTCCAACTGTCCAACTATCTCCGTATGCAACTATTCGTTTCATTTCTTAGTTATAACATAATCTTCTAATACCAACATATCCAACCCAACCTCTAAAAATGTATCTATTGCAGTTTTTGGGTCTCTAATCATTGTTTGGTCTTTAATATTAAATGATGTGTTAAGAACTATTGGATATCCATTTTGTTTTTCTAATTCAGTAAGTAAATCATATATTCTAACACAATCTTCTCTATTTAAAGTTTGTATTCTAGCAGTTCCATCAACATGAGTAATCGCAGGTAACATATCTCTATACTCTTTTTTAACACCTACTATTTGATTCATATATGGAACTGATTTATCCCATTCAAAATATTTAGAAACATCTTCCAACTTTACAATTGGTGCGAATGGTCTAAACCCTTCTCTCTTTTTTACTATCTTATTTATTCTACTTTTTATTTCCCCATTTGTAGGGTCAGCCAAAATAGAACGATGCCCAAGGGCTCTAGCACCAAATTCCAATCTACCTTCGAACCAAGCCACAACTTTACCATTTGATATTGCATCTGCAACAACTGAAATAATTTCATCATCGGATAGTTTATTGTATATTAATTTTTTATTGTAATTTTGTAATTCTTTTTTAACCACATCGCTTAAATATTTTGGGCCCAAATAAGGATTTGTATTATCAATTCTATGCGGATGTGTACTATTATAATATGATATTAAACATGCCCCAATTGAAGAACCCGCATCCGATGGTGCATTTGGTATCCATACATTTTTAAAGCCTGTCTTCTTTGAAATCTTTCCGTTAGCAGTTCCGTTGTATGCACACCCTCCACCTAATACTAAATTATCACATTTTGTTTTACGATGTAAATCTTTTAATAAACGAAAAAAGTACATTTCATAAATGAATTGTACCGCCGCTGCTAAATCCTTATGTTCTTGAGTAATTTCTTCTTCCGGTAAACGAGGTAGAATTCCTAAATGATTTGATAATTCTGAAGTGAACATCACCTCATCACTTTTATCATATTGAAACATTTTCATATTCAATGTATATCCTCCTTTCTTAGAAGGATAAATAATTTCTCTGAATTTATGTGAAAATGTTTTTGGGTTACCGTAAGGTGCTAATCCCATTACTTTATATTCTCCTTCATTAGGTTTGAATCCTAAGAACGCAGTAAACGTAGAATATAACATTCCCATAGAATGTGGGAACTTTGTAGTTTCCAATGTATCCCAAATATTTCCTTTTCCATATGCTAAAACTGTCGTATCCCATTCACCAACTCCATCGATACTTAATATCGCCGCTTCTCTATATGGAGAAGTTAAATATGAATAACCAATGTGTGAATCGTGATGTGATGTAAATTTAATTTGAGCCTTAGAAAACATCCATTTTAGTTTCCTTACCAAATTAAAATATTGTTTGATTCCTTTTACTCCAAATCTAAATGCATCTTTTATTTGGAAATTCTTCAAACAATTTGTTACAACTCTATGTGTCTTAACTAAAGGCTTCTCATAAAAACAAACCTCTTCAATATCTTCAAAACTAAATCTGGATTCTTCAATAATCCACTTAATTGATTTTTCTGGAAACGAACTATCATGCTTTATCCCACTAAATCTTTCTTCCTCTACTGCCAATATCACTTTACCATCCTTAAGTAAACATACGGATGAATCATGATAATAACAACTTATTCCTATTTGTATCATCTATAAAAAATATCTTCTTCTATGGTAATATCTCCTGTGTTTAAGTATTCTTCTAAGATTTTATCTTGATGTACTTTCATAGTTGAAATTACCTTTGTTATGTAATGTGTTTTATGCCCTGTCATTTCTCTTATTAACAGGTATAAACTTTTTTTGTTAAAATTTTCAATGTAATCAACTCTCCTAAACAATTCTAATATAGCATCTGCAATTTGTATATCTCTCTTTTTATCGAACACCACATTTAGTTTAATATCCCAATATGATAACATAAGGGTTCTAAATTCAACGTGAGTAGCATCGGTTTCAATTGCCAATGTATCTTCCGATGGATTCCAACTTTCCGGCATTACAGACATCAATTCATTCTGTTTATACCTTTTATAATTTGAGTTGTTTAATAGAATCAAATGGTTTAATGCCATTCTAGTAAAGTAAGAGAATGCTTTACCCTTTCCCTCCTGAAACATGTGAATTTTGTAAATCATCTGAGATACTACCTCTCTTTTTACATCTCCATGTCCATCATCAAAGTAAGAAAACTTATAAGTATTTAAAACATTTTCCGCTATTTTCTCAAACGGATATTTTATCTTATCCACATATAGTGTATTTTTTTCTCTTTGGTTTTCGGATTTATTGTAAGCTATTATTGCTTCCTCCGTCTCCAAAGTGAAATACATTTTACTTTTAGGAGTTTTTGGTTTTCTCGGCATCTTATTCTATAATGTTTTTAAATTCTTCTATCTCATTTTTAATATCATCAAATGTAACACCAACTTCATCATCTTTTTCAAAGATTTGCTTTGCATCAATATCTCTAATGTTCTGTAGCAATTGATAATATGAATCCCTTCTATCTAATATAAATTGCTCATAAACTTCTATCTTATCTAACGCAGTTTTTAAGGTGTAATATAATAATCCAATTATCACAATTAATACTGAAATCAAAATATATTCCATAATTTTTTATTTTTAAGCTTCTCCTGGTTTTCCGAAATGCATCATATACGAAGAATCATCTTTAGTATGGGTTTTTAACTCTGATGATATCCATTGCTCAACAATAGCCTTTTTACTATCTATCATCTCCTCTAATTCTTCTTTTGAAACCAATTCTTTTTCTATAACCAAATCTACTAATGAATATAATAGGATTTGTATTGATATCAGTTGATTGGATTGTTCTACTATTTTATTAGTTAAAACATCGTTCAATTCTTTTTGATTCATTTTGATATTACATTAAAACGTAACCCTTTTCCATATACTTTGATATATGTTTATATTTTATTTGTTCAATATTACCATTAGGGTCTTTAGCCATAACTATTTGGTTTCTTTCATACTGAATTGGCTTTTTAATTGGTTGATTTATATTCTTATCAGCAATTGTTATACCATCTAATAGGTCAATCATTTGTTGAGCAAAAATACACTCATCCAATCCTTCTCTATCATTTTCCATATCACCTTTGAATACCACTAATCCTAAATTATCAGTTTGAACTTCTATTGAAAACGCTCTAACTACAATTCTATTTTTACCATTAGTATCGAATTCAGACATCTCAGTCGATTGAAATGCATCATTAGAATATTTTGTGATGTATGGATTGATTAAAAGAAGTGGAGTTTCTGTGTTAAGATAGAATGCTCTGAATGGTAGATTAACACTTCTGGTACAAACTGCTGAAAGTTTTGTGTTATTAGCGTAACGCTTTAATGTTTTTAATATCAATTCCTCATCTGATTTTGTAAAAGGAGTTGATTCAATTTTAGTTAATTTCATATTTTTTATTTAATATTATACAAAGATAATAAAACTTTTTGAAATTTACAAATAAATCAATATGTTTTTGAATTAAAATCAGTAGGATATTTAATTGGCTCCCTATGTGTTAACCAATAGTTTACTGCATTTTGGTCGTTTATCCACTTTTGCGTGTCATTCCAATTAAATTCAGGTCTAGCATAATATGGTAACATATCTTTCATTACCAATGCCCTGTTTGGGTGAGCTGTTACTTTATTTATTAAACCATCTCCATCCGTATCAATTCCATCAATAGAACCATCTCCATCTAAATCAATTCCCCTTACACTAAAATCTCTGGTAAGCTTTGTTAAGTCGATATCTTCTTCCACATTTTCATCAACGGATTCATTGACTTTTTTTTTAATTCTTCATCGGTTAGTATCACTTCATCTTTTTCCACATTTGTTGTAGTGGAATTAATTTCGTTTTTTTTTATGTCCTCATTATATTGAGTAGCCGCATTGACTAATTGTTCATTTGGTTCGGTTGGATTCTCTATTTCATTAAAAAACACCTCAGCATCCTTCTCTGATTTCAATATCGGTGTTTCTCCGTAAACTTCATACATAGAAGGTACTTTTTCTTCCTCTCTTTTCATTACCAACCCATTAAATGCGATAATAAGAGCAATTGCGAGTGGGTCAAACACAAAGACAATCAAAAATATGAAGAATTTAACCACATTTTTGAGTTCTATACCAAAAGCATCCGCCACAAACCTAAATCCACCTACTTCTTTCTCTAAATCGATGTTAGCAATCTTAATTTTGTTGATTTCTTCGGTATTTTTAGCATTAGCCTCCTGTAATTTACCAATTTTATCGTTCAATTTACTAATTTCTCTATCTCTATTATCAACTGAACGAAGTAATCTACTATTTACCTTACCACCATCCAAAATTTTACCCTGATTGGTGTTAGATTCGGTAATTTGAGTGGATAATTGGGTAATTTGGGTGTTATTTTGGTCAATTTTCGTTTGCCACACCGCAACTTCCCTATCCACTTGTTGTAATTGTAAGGATTGCTGTTGGAATGCATTAGAAAGGTAACCAAATATACCCGCAGAGGTAATTATCATCAGGATACCCACCGAAAGGGTTAAATACCACTTATTAAACCCCTTAATCTCATCCCAAGTCTGTTTTAGATAGGTTGCAGCCACTAATTTAGCGAATTCTAATGAACCCGCCATTACCATAACAGAAGTAGATGCTCCTGCAAAGAGAACACCTAATCCTGTTACGGAAAAGAATGCAGCACATCCTGCGATGATAACTGCTGATACCCCTACTAAAAATTTTAACCAATTCATATTACCCTAAAGTAACTAAGTCGTTGTTTGTGTCTATTAAATTCTTAACCTCCTGTAATAGTCTAATCGCTTCTACGTTATTAGCCGGTCTATTACCATTCATCATATCTAATACGATGCGGATTCTCTGTTTAACTGCATCGTTGTTATCGATGATTCTTTGTTGAAACTTTGCCATAATTGTTTTGTTTGTTGTATATTATAAATATATATTAAATAAAAAAGGAAGACTAGTATTTAGTCTTCCTTACAAAGATAAGTATAATTTTTCAATTAACCAACTTTAATCGTAACCTTTTTTGGTTTTGCCTCTTCCTTTTTAGGAATCGTTAAATAAAGAATACCATTTAGGATTTTAGCTGAAGTTTTTTCTCCATCAAATTTATCCCCTACAGCAATTCTATCATTAATAGGATGAATTATTTCTTTTTCAACTTTCAATAATTCTCTTTCTACCGATTTTACAAAAATTGCATCTTCTTCCAATTCAATAGTAATATCATCTTTACTATGACCTAAAACTGATAAAGCTATAACTGCCTCTTCCTCTGTTACATCAATAGATAATCTTGAGTTTTGGTATTTTACAGCTGGTGGTGTAAAAACTGCATTGTTGAAAAATGAGTCAAAGACTTCATCCAGTGTTGTGTAATTTTTTTTAGTAATGTTGTACATAATTTTTTTGTTTAGTTTACTATATAAAAACAATTACCATACCACCGAAGTGATATGGTAAAATTGTCAGTATATTAATGAAAAATTGTCAGTATTAAAATAAATCTCCTTTCAACCCCTGCTGTCTTTCGATAACAGTACTCATATGGTCTGCCCAATGTAGGATATACTGAATGGTATAACGAAGGTATTTAGAAGTGTCATATACCTTATAATACTTTTCATTATCTTCATCGTAAACTCCATCTGTTAATTTGATACCAAACCATTCTTTATCTGATAAAGTAATACCATACTGATTCATAGTAAAGAATCCTCTATCTGTAATAGCCATAAAAGGAATTTCTTCATTTCTTTTAAAGTATTCACCTCTATTTTTAATATGCCAATCTGAATCATTCTTAACATAATGTAACTCACCTTTAGTGCCCAACTTACCTAAATCATGATGCAATGCTGCAAAAATTAATTCTTCATCTGTGAAATCAATAGTACCCCCACATTCAACAAAAAGATTTTTCATCTTCAGAGAATGTTTACAAACATTAAAAATATGGTCAATGTAACCACCCTCATATGCGTAATGGAAATTTTTATTACCACTAGCAGGTGATAACATAAGGTTAGGCCCTAATTCGTCCATTGAGTACATATTCAAAAGTTTTTCCTTCCTTTCTCCTGTGATGTACTTATCTACGATTCCTAAGAATTTCTTGTAATTAGTCTCTAGCTCTTGGTCTGTGTAACTTTTCATTTTCTTTTTTTTCTTTGTTTTAAGTTTTATTTTTTTAAGCTTTTCTTTTATCTGTCCTGGTTTTATGATACTATAAAAAGATACCACAAATATACAAAAAATTTTTCAATTTTACAACTTTTCCCCAAATTATTTTTCGGCG